GCATCCCAGAAGAACTTAGGCGTGGTGCCGGTGTCTTCAAAGAAGGAGATGTCGCCGGTAGAGTCAATTTTTTGAAATGTTTTACCGTCTACTCTAAGGTGCATCGCTGAACCTGCCACAACATTATCAGGGTCAGCGCTAATATAAGTGTCGTTATTTATGCTACGAATATCTGTAACATAGTTGTTCGTTGTGTCTTTTATAATAAGACGTGGGCTTGTCGAGTCTTGTATTGTTACGATTTGCCCATCAACGGTCAGCCCATCAGCCGTAACAGCACCGTCAACATTCAAGGACGTATTAAACTGCCCAGTCGTCCCCGTAATCGCCCCAGCACTCGACCCGCCAATGGTCACGCCGTCGAGCGTTCCTCCATTAATGTCTACGCTGGTGATGGTCGCAGAGGATAGGGTAGGCAGGGTGAGAGTCTTGCTGCTCAGGTCGAGCGTGGTGACAAGATCATCTGCCGTGATGATGTCGTTGTTGATGTCTGCGCTGGTCAGGGGTGCGCGAGCAGGTTCCCGTCCAATCATACCCATCGTTATATTCCTCAGGTGATCTCTAGCAGGCTCATCACAACATCAGCAGAAGCGGCTGTGTCGGACGTAACTTTGATGCTGTCGCCCGTCTCCATGACCAGTTTCTGCTCGCCCCCAACAATCACAATGGTGCTGCCAGAGGGCAGGGGAGCCGCCTTAACAATGTAAGTATCTGCCACGCCGTCGGTGTGCTGCACGTCCACATAGATCGCAGAGCCCGTCCGGTTTGCCACCGTGAGGCCAATGAGCGTCGTCTGGGTGCTCGCTCCAACGGTGTAGCTACCGACCGTTACCGGGGACGTTCCAACACTTTGCGAGACGTAGCGTTTGAATGTATTAGCCATGGTTTATCCTCTTAGCCAAGTGCTATTGCCAACGCTACAGCAATGCTATTCGCCGTGTTGTCCGTATAGGCCTTAACACTCTGTTGGGTGGGGACCAGCGTGTCGGAATCCGACGCCATATCATCCTCGTCCACAAACCCAGTGATCGTGATCGTCCCATCGGAGATGCTGGTGTTGAACGTCATGGTGTCAGCGGTGAGGGCATCGTAGGTCGGGGACGTGAAGTCCGTCGCAAACGCGCTAACAAAGACAATAGCGCTGCCCGACAGGTTGATGGCCGAGCCACCACTGCTGCTTTCGGAAGGCGTTCTGGAAAGGGTGGTGCCGCTGGCGGTGTAGGTGCCCGTACCGATTTCCCAGTTGGCACCATCTTCTATGACATAGCGAACAGTTTCGCCGTCAGAAACCCCCGCCGCCCCGAAGGTCTGATACCCAGTCTCGGCAGCGCCGAGCGTAATGGTGCCCGTGCCAGTCGTGCTGGTTGAGACTCTGGCGCGGTTTACAAATGTAACCATCACAAAACTCCACGGTTAAATAAACAGCGCCAGTTGTCTTTATGCAATCCGAATGATGGCGTTCGACGCGTCCGCAGTAGGAAACTGGATCGTGAAATCGCCAGCAGTGGAGGTCTTGTCTGAACCGAAGTCCAGCACCACAACCGCTGCATCAGCCTCAGTGCTGTTATAGATCAGGGCGCCCCGGGCGGTGATCGTCGCCGTGGACCACGTCGTATCAGCAAAGTCCGTGAACGCGGTAGTGCCGGAGCTGGTCGGCGTCACGTTGGTGAGCGTATTGCCCCCTGCCGTGTACCCGGTGCCCGTCACCTCGTTGGACGTGCTGTAGGCCGTCGTGGTTGCATCAAGCGTTGCCGAGCTGGTGAACAGAGCAACCTTGAACGTATCGCCGGTCCCGTTGGTAAAGTCATGGGTGCCCGTCAAAAGCTGCGTCTTAAAAGACGTGCACATAGCCTGTGTAATTGCCATCTCAGAGCCTCCTCACGGCGTCTGCTAGTTCGGGTTGCCCCGCATCTACCAAGGCATTATAAACGGTTGTACGGTCGCTAGAGATAGCCTCACGCATGTAATACGCAACCACCTTCTCCATGTCCCGCTTAAACGCCTTAGCCTGTTCCTTAATTAGTGGGTGCGCCGTCTCCGAAACGCTCATCAGCTTATCTACGCAGCGGCTCGCTACTTCCTCCGGCGTAAACCCACGCTTATCCGTTGTGTGGATGGCAACAATAGGATCAGCGCTTACAGAAACATCTACACTAAACATAATTAACGCCGAGCCCGGACCATGCCGGCCCTATAGCTATCAGTGGTGTTGTAGCCTTCCCCAAGCGCCACAAGGTTCTGCATGGCTTCTTGGTACTTGGCCTCGTAGAGCTGCACCAAATCAGGCTCACCCTTGAGGTAGCCATAGGCCTCGGTCAGGCATGCGTAGAGAAGGGCATGCTCCGCGTTCGCCCCAAGCCAGCTCGTGCCCACATCAACAATAGATGCCGGGCGATAGAAATAGTGAAGCTCTGCGGTGTAGTCAGAGTCCGGGGTAGGGCCAAGGATGAAGTTGGCGTCATCAAAGATGGCGTAGAAGCGCGGAGTCCCTGTCGCCGTGGGATCCGGGAACGCTTGCCGAATGAAGTTCACGTCCTTGTAGAGCGTGTACTCGTAGCTTCCACTGTCCACCACGGCCAGAGAGTAAACGGCAAGGAAGTCCGAAGGCGTGGAGAGATATGGATTCCCTGTGGTCACCGACGCAGTAGCATTCTTCCGGAAGTCAGGAAGCTGCACGGACTTGAGGATCCGGTCCTCAGCCTGCTTGATGATTATGTCAAGATCCGCAACGAACTCAGTGTCCGAGTCCTTTAGATAGGTCTGGATTGCGCTCTTGAGCGTTGTGTAAGTTAACGCCATTAGCTGATGCTCACGGTCACGCGCCCAACCATGCCAAGCAGGGGCGCAGAGAATGTCGTGTACGTCACGCTGATAGCCCGGCTCGCCTCCTCTGAGGGATCTGGCCGGGGGTTCTGCAGCGGACGCGGATCATCTACCTCTATCTCACCAATCCAAAGCTGCGGCTGGTCTTCGTCGTAGCATTCAGGGCAGACATACATGTCCGTTGGCATACGATTCTGAATCTGGTTCGACAGCTCATGCAGCGGATATCGAAACCCGCAGCGGTCGCAGAACCCAAACGCATGCTTGCCCTGTGCGTAGCTCATCGGACTCTATACATCCGAGGAACCATCTTCAGGTCAGTCTTGACCCGGTCCTCGTCGAGAGCATTCTGTAACTCTTCATCGTAAACAGCCTTCAGCATCGCCATGCGATTCGACCCGTCAGGGAGCTTCATGGCAATGTGATAAGCCAAGCCAGCGACCAGCGCAGGGATGAACCGAGATGGGACATCGATCGTGTTAGCGCCGTTGTTGCCCACGTCCTGAATGCGCCGCATACGCCAATAAACGACCGTGTACGTCTCCGAGCTGTCCGGGACAGGCCAGAGCGTAAACTCCGGAGTAATTTGGCGATCAATGTAAATCTGAACCGGGCGACCTTGATCAAGCTTGTTTGGGATCTGCGCATAGGATGCGAAGGAAATCCTTTGTAGCCGAGTGTCTTGCTGATCAGAGCTAGCAGCGTTGGTGCGGAGCTGATGCTCAAGGATGTCAATGGTGTCGGCAGGGAGCGTATAGGTGGCCGTGCCCGGGGTGATCGCCTGAGATCCTTCCTCGATCATCCAGAGGTGGATCCCACGATTTGCCCACTCAAGCGCAAGCAGGTTCATCGACCGCCGGGCAGTCCGGAAGTCGTAACCTGTCCTTAGCTCTAACCCGGCCCTCTCAAACGCCTCTTCGGCAATCTCAAGGAAATCCGGGTTAAAGGTAGCCGTGCCGCTGGTAGCCACTTACTTGCGCTTTGCCCGCGTCTTGCCACGGACGCAGCAGCCGTCCATGGGGCAGGTCTTGCCACCCTTTTGCATTTTCTTGGCCTTGGTCTTGCCACCGTAGCCCATCATCTCTTTACCCATGTTTGAGCGCATCATGATATTGCTCCTTAGCACATGCGGCCTTTGGTGCGGCCACGCTTGGCGCACCCATCAATTTTACCACCTGCAGCCATCTTCTTGGCGGCATTGGCTTCCGACATAGCAATAGCGACAGCCTGATCCCGGTCTGTCACCTTCTTCCCCGAGCCGGACTTGAGTTCGCCACGCTTGAACTCACCCATGACCTTCTCGACCTTCTTGCCCTGCTTCTCAGTCATCTTAGCCATTTAGCAATCCCACGCCCTGCGGCTCCAGTAGTTTGCAGAGAACTTGTCCTGCGTCCCCTTGATCCCCCCGGATCGGGCGCAGTACGACTTCTTGCGAGCAGGGCGATCCTTCTTGATCGACATGTTCGCATCGCCAAAGCGGACGAGCTTCACTTCGTCACCTTTCTTTGCAAGCACAGCGAACTTCTTGTTCCCGGACTTGCTGGTCTTCGGCTTGTTAAAACCAGAAAAGGTCTCACCTCGATAGGTGATCTTCCCCCCTTCCCGCTTTATATCGCTAGCCTTCGGCATGCTACCTCCGGTGCCTCGCCGTCTTCTTAGCTATCTTCTTGGGCTGGCGAGAGAACTGCTTGCCAGCTTTTGTGTCCTTTCGCTTCTTGGCAGAGGTCGCCGCATACTCCTTTGAGGAAAGCGCTTCCCGAGCCTTCTTCGGGAGGTACCTTTCTCCGGTAGCCTTCGAACCTTGCGTGGAGGGCTTCCCAGATTTTGTTCCCCACTCTT